TAGCCATGATTTAGCTCCTTAGATGCCAACGGCGTTAGTGAAAGCGGAAGCGCCGGGATTGAACTTAACAAACACTTCAGTGTAAGTATCAGTCAATGGGGAGGCAAAACCGATGATCTTGAACGCGGCGGCAGTAGTAACTACTGTGCTTTCCAAGGCGCTGGTAGAGTTACCTGTACGGGTGTTACCTGTAGAAGTAGACTGAACTGCGGCAAAGAAAGTGTTTGCGCCAAGAGCGGCTTGAGTAACTTGGCCATCCAATTGAGCTTGGAAAGTCACGTTAGGGTCAGTGATCACGTATGCAGTCACCACGCCGGTTGTGCCGGAGGGGTAGTACTGACCGTAAATCTGCTGACCTTGTGCGTTGATGTATGAAGCACCAACAAAAACGCCCCAAGCACCCATATCTGTACCACCAAGATTATTGGTAGTCAAATCTGCGCCGGTAGCAGTGGACAAAGCGATATAACCGTCAGCGCCAATGATAACTGCTTGTCCAAAGAACAAGTTAGTACCTTCACCAGCGGGGTCGATTAAGAACTGACTCGTAGCGCCAGCATAGGGCATGCCGTCGTTACGGTTAATGGCTCGTAGGCCATAGGGGGTATTGGTCATTGACATTTTAAGTCTCCAAAAAAATTTAAGTACCTTTTCCGAAAGTGACCGTGGACTTACGTTCTTTGAACATAGGCATCCGTGGATCATTTTCGCGCATGTATGTGTTGTCAACTGATTGCATTTGCGCTTCCGCTTGATTGCGATAGTACGCATTACGCTGTTCAGTAAATTCCACGGGTGTTTTGCAAAGTAACAGACCACTGACTTGGACGCTATCTGGAAACTGTGCATTACTGTCAGATCCAAACAAACGGATTTCAGGATGGTCAGAAGCCTTTACAGGTTCCCAGCCCTCGCGCAGTTTTGAAGAAATATTGGTAGCGTCTTGTTTATTCAAGGTACTAACACGGATCCAACGGAAAGCATAACCTGGCTCTGGATGAGGATCAGGCAGGAGCTGGGGCGGCATCCAATGTTTTGGACGGGCATAAGCTTCACGGCTTTCAGTTTCACGTTTAGCGCGAGTTTGATTTTCAGACATATCAATTACCTTTTCTTAATTCTGCAATTTTTTGAGCCATAAGTTCGTGGGATACGCCGAACTTTTTAGCCATCGTTACCTGAAATGGAGTGAGCCTGATCTTGGAAGATGAGGTGCTCCTTGTCGCAGGTGCGACGACATTCGATTTTTGACGAGGAGCGGATTGACTCTGTGGAGTTTCCGTTTCGTTGTTGTCCAGATCGAAGTTCTCTGGAAACACTTGGCGAATTCGCGAATTTATCTTCGCATAATATTCGTCGGAGTTAGGGTCGATTCCATTCTTAATGAGCTTGGTATGCAAGCCCAGAGCAAAGCTGGTCATCTCATCATCACTACCGAACCAAGAATTCTCGCTTTGCCATCTTGCAGCTTTAGGGTCTGCTTGCGGCTGACGAGGGACTTCCCTAGGTGCGATTTTTACATTACTTTCTTCATCTTGTAAAGCAGGTTTGAAATTATTTACACGATCCATCTTAATTTTGGCCGATGTCAATAACTCCTGAGCTTCAACCAAAGCATCAGAATCACCTGATTCGTAAGCTAATTTGTAACGTCTTTTGGCATCATCCACCTCATTTGACACTACCTTTTTAGCCTGCTCTAGTAGGGCAGTCTGTCCTACATTTAAAGAACCTTTTAGCTTTTTGTTCTCTTCAGCTATAGATTGGGCAAAAGCTAGGGCTTCATCCTTCTCTCTAGCGGCTTCTTCCGCACGGCGACGTTCGTTGTGAAAGCCAGACTGTAAGTCGGAGATACGTTTCTTAACCTTTTCGTCGTATCTCTCAATCTCATCGTCTTCGCTCTTGGCTTCTTGCTCTGGCTCTTTCTTATTAGAGACTTCAATCTCTACATCTACTCCGCCATCGTCTTCAGCCTCTGGTTTCTTTTCCACCTCATCTGGAAAACTAAATTCTTGCTTTTCAATTTCGGCCATGAGTTACTCCTTAAAAGTTTGGTCGTTGAATTCCACGGGGATCCTGGACTACCGCTTCAATGCTGTCGTCATTGATTAGTCGCCACTCGGTACCGTGTATTTTCATACGTGTCCCAGTATTGGGGCGCGTAATGATGAAGTCTCCAACTTTGCAGGAAGCGCCTGAAGGAAATCGTTTTTCGTCTTTGAAAGCGTCTGGGCCAATTTTGGCTACAAACAAGACGGGAGAAAGCAATTCTTCATGGTGCATTGCAGTTGCAGATTTTAGGATGCCGGTTTCGCTAAATTCCTCTTCGGCTTTGGGAAGCATACAAAGAATATGGTAAGTAACGGGATCGGGCACCTGTCTTGCTTTTTCTACTGGGTCTTTATTCAAAACACCAGATAGATCAACAGCAGACACATCAAATTCACTCATCGTCATCATCCTTAATTTTTCTTAAAAGGTCATTTAACTCAAACTGTGCGGTTCGTAGACCCTTGATTACTCCGCACATTCCTTTGTAATCGGCATAGTCTTTAGCTACGCCGTCACATAAAGATCCACTTAAATCCTGAACCCGTTCATTGATTTTCTGGTTCAAAACATCAAATATTTTCAATTCCATCGCAGTTCTCCACCCTTATTTTCTTGACATTTTGGTAATAACATCAGCTTTAATCTTCTGTTCAGTCTGTTTCTGCTGGGATTGCAGGCGCATAGCCTCTCTTTGGCCTTCTGCTTGGATTCTTTGAGCATCAATTTGCAATCTAGCCTGCGCCAGCGCCATATCCGCCTGATCTTTTGCAGTTTTACGCTTAACTTCCTCAGCTTTGATCTGCAATTCAGCCTGTTGCATCTGAATTAAGGGGTCTTGCGCCTGTTGTTGAGCCTGTTTTTGCTGAGCTTCTGCCATATTTGTCTGTAAAAGCTGGGCACTTGCCTCTGCAATGAGTTTTGACAACTGAACTTCCACATCTTCTGGCAGTTTTTCGTTTGGAGGAGGCAATGGAACACCCATTTGCTCTTCAATTTTGCGTCTGTACAAGAATCCTAGGTGTTCTGCGATGTGCGCCTGAACAGCGGCCATCATTTGCTGGGCCATAGGGTTCTGTCCCATCGTTGCTGCAATCATTGGATCTTGCATAAACGTCGTATGAGCCGCAATGTGAGCATCTTGATCCTGATAAATGAACGCTTTAGTAGGCTCACCCTTCAAGAACGCCATGTTCTCGGAGATAGGATCTCTTGGCTCTTCATCGTCTGGAGTTGGGACTAACTTCTCGCCATTCTTAATACCCAAAACCTCAATCATTTGTCTATGGAGATTAGGTAAGTTGTAGATCTGGGGAGCTTGCTGAGCCATCTGCATCACAGCTTGATACTGCATGATGCGTTGAGCCATCGTAGAACTATTAGGATCAGACACAGGGATCACATCCACCATGTCATAGTCTTCCTGTTTAGCCATGCGGGTGCCAGAAGACGGTTCGTACTCATACTCTGTAGGAGCATAGTCACGAATGATCGCCTTTAGGATCTTGAACTCTTGCTTCATAGAGTAGTGAACCCGTGCCTGCACCGCAGACATCGTTTTCAACTGACGTTCTAATAGAGCTAAAGTAGTTCCCACGGGAGCGTTAGCGCTCATGTCACTGACGTTCATGTCAGCAATAGAACCTAAACGGCGGCCTTCTTCGGTGACTTTATCTAGTAAAGCGGCCAAGACCTGAGATGGTTCCTTATATGGAAGCATCATGATGTTGTCTTTGATAGACCCGCTTGGTACGTCTACGTCACGGAACTCGCCTGGCGCGATAGGGGTGTCATCTCCCTTAACCCGTAGGCCACGGGATTTCATTCCTCCTGGGAGATTACTTAGTGTGCCAGCGTCAATAAGCTGTCTAATAATAGAAGTACCGGCTCTGGCATAACCACCAATAAGGTGTATGAAACCAAAGCCATAAGCACCAAAGCCGGGTACATAATCGTACTGAACAAAATGCTGACGCTTAAGGCGCTTCTTATCTGCCTCATTCCAGTTTCTATAGATTGAAAGAATCTTGTTAGTTCCAACGTCAATCGTGATGATGTAAGGTAAAGCAATACCGTCTTCATCTTCATAGCCAGGTAAGTCATAGTCAACTTGAATCTCATAAATCTGGTAGCGGTCATCGTCAGTTACTGAGTAACCCTGCTCATCCGCTTTTTTCTTTTCTACGTCAGTGTGTAAATTACTAGGTTCTCCTAGCTCTACGTCACAGTAGAAACCAGCTACTTGTAGTTTCTTTAGTTCATTTTTAGACTTACGCATGATGTGCGTAACTCTCTCAGCAGTCCTAGAGTTACTAGAGCCGTAGGGAATAATCACATCTTCTGCTGGTACGTAGACAGAAGTCTGCCTTCCTAAACTAGGGTCGTAGTAGACCTTCTTAAAAGCTGAGCCAGCAAGTCCTAAGTTAAACAACATACGCTCATGTTCAGGGCGATACTCAGGCATCTCCTCTGTGAGCTTGTAGTTCATGTCCTCTTGGACTCGCGCGGCAGCCTCAGTTTTAAGACGATCAATTGCGCCAATGATTTCCGTTTTGACAGGGCCCGCAGCCGGGAAAGTCTCAATGATAGTTTCGCTCTGGAAACGTACCGCCGCCTCAGTGAGTATTGTAGAAAATACGCCACAGGCTCCGTTCCAAGGTTCAGTTCTTTCTTCATACTTCATCCCCAAAACGTCTAAACCTTTAACGTACATCTCCACCCAGTCTTTGCGGGATGTGATGTCACTGGATACATCTTCTACCAGATCAGATCCAATGGTAGCCAGCGTTCCTTCATCTATGTACTCAGCCAGGTTATCGCTAAATTCATCTTCTCCATCTTTAGGAGGAGTTAAGTCAATTTCAATCCCGTCTATCTCAATAGACATGGATTCAGGATTTTCTACCTCAATTTCAATTTCTGGGCCTTCCAGAGCTTCAATACCGCGTGGCATTTCGTATAAAGATTTTTCCATGAGAGCCTCAATAGTAAGAATGTTTTTTTCTAAAGCCAATTAGATCTTCGCGCTCATCTGTGTCGAGTCGCAAAAATCCACCTTGTCTGAAACGAATCAGCGCTTGCACACAAGCATCAACCAAGTCATCATGCTCAGCGTTCGGGAAAGCCGCCATCTGTTCAACCAACTCGTGCGCCCACCTCGTATCAGGTGCCCATACTTTACCCGACTTGAACAAATCAGTCACCGAATTTAGACGCACAAACTTATCGTTACCTCTGGACGGGGTGTATTCACTCACCACAATACCCATCCGTCGTAATTCAAAAATGAGCGGCGCGCCAGCCGCCTTAGCCTCAACCACAAAAGCATCTGGCTCCCAATCCTTATAGTGGTTGAAAGCCTTTTCTTTCAATTCAGGAAACTCCATCCTCTTTTGGAAAGCATCTAAGACAATAATATTGATGTCCTCTGGGTTTTCTTCATAGTGAAAAACACCTAAAGTCACACAGGCCGAGTAGTCTGATCGCTCACTCTTCGTAAAAGCCGTATCCCAAGACTGAATGATAAATTCACACCGAGGAGGGTCTTCTTCCGGCCAGACCTTCCACCAGTCTCTCTTTACTAAAGCACCCTCTTCTCCCGTGGGAGTTTGTTGGTACTGGGCGTTCCACTTACTTACAGGGAGTTCTTCCCTCAAAGCGGATAATTCTTCTAAGCTCCAAAACTCAGGCCATAGAGGATTTCCACTGGGCATAATCGCTGGGAGTTCGATAACTTCCCACTCTTCGCCCTTATCACGACTCGCCGCATCTTTAATGATCCGGCCAGTTAAATCCTTCTCACCCCAGCGGGTCATCACTATGACGATAGCTCCACCTGGCTGTAAACGCTGACGCGGCCCAGAGGTGTACCACTCATACACCTTGTCAAATACTTCAGGGTTCCCTTGAGCTAAAGCGGCCTCTTGTTCAGAATGGGGATCGTCAATAATCAGCAGATCTGCACCCTTACCCGTAACCGTACCTCCAACGCCGATAGCGAAGTATTCTCCCCCACCATTAGTAGCCCAACGGCCAGCGGCTTTACTGTCTTGCCTTAGAGCTACATTGGGAAAGACTTTAGCATACTGCTCTGAATCTACTAAGTTACGAACCTTCCGTCCAAATCCCACAGCCAGATCCGCTGTGTTAGAACACTGGATTACCTTCTTATGGGGGTTCTTTCCTAAGAACCAACTTGGCAAAAGATACGAAGCAAACTCAGACTTAGTATGACGCGGGGCCATATTGATAATTAATCTTTTAATCTTCCCGCTCGCTATATCCTCAAATTTCTTAGCCATCAATGAATGGTGCCTACCTGCTACAAACCCCGGCCACATACTACGTATATAGTCCATAAAAGAAGCATGACACTTCTCCCTCTCAAGAGCGCTTTTCCACGCATCCACCTCGTGAAATATCAACTCCTGCTCGTTCTCAGGAAGTGTCTCAATGAACTTCTCTAAGCTGCTCATAAGGGTTTACACCTACAGGGTGTCGCAACGTTGTGACCTTTTTTTAGCACTTTGAATACTTTCATTCTAACGTTCTAAAGTTAATGTATACCGGCCTTATAGTCCTGCCTTTTCCGCCCTGCTTTTTCAAAACACCGATCTCAACTAATCTATCCACAATTTTCATCGTATTAGCCAGTGATGTTTTTCCACGTTGATAAGCAATATCTCTTAAAGAAGGACTGTATCCAAACTCCTTCCACCACTCATCCACAATCAAAAAGACCTCTCTCTGAACCTTAGTCATATCCTTCTCCCAACACTCCTCAAAAGTAGGCAATACACGGGGCGCAATCATTTTTCGATTTATACATACCTCCCCCCACTTCATTTTGAATCCTCTATGGGGGGGTCTTCCTCAAACGAGGGGGTGGGGTCATCCCAATCTAA